AATGTCGGGGGCAAAAACAACTAATTGGATTAATTCTCCTGGGTGAAATATCTTCGGGACGGTTTTTTTGACCATACTGGTGGTTAGGCGGGTACATTATAGGATATTTATATCTGAACCAGGTGTACCAAGTGTTTTATACACTTTAGGGACTTTTTCCCAATATTTCGAAAGATTCTTAAGCGCTTCGTGGTTGGAATGTCGGCTCTTTATATGGTTGGTACGGCGTGAAATATCCTCGGCCAAATTATAAAGATATGAAAGTTTATAAAGGAGTAAACAATGGAAATTGAACCATCTGAAGAAAACACAAACCAAAAAGTAAGGAAAACGAAAGTTGAGAGAGAGAACGAGCGTGATTTGGCACGCTCAGAAAAGATTGAAACACTTGTTCGTGAGTTCCCTGCCCTTAAGGAACTTAAGGACAATGACGGTGTCAAGGTCAATTTCTCTTATAAGGAATTTGAACGTCTTTTGTCCATTTCCCCAATGATTCGTGAGTGGTCGGTTAATTATGACCTAAAACTCAAAGAGACCCAGGCTGTACCTGACAAGTACAAACGCTTTGGTCTTAAAAAGAAAGATTGGGAAGCTTTTCTTGATGAAGAGCGTAGATGGACAGAAATGTCAAAATCAGTTACACACAATGTGACTGAGGCGAAAAGAATCTATAACGAAGTTCTTCAAGAACAGAGTTTAAGATCTAAGCGTTTATATGTTTCTCAGTCTGTTCTATTTCAGGTTATGCACGCAGGTACCCGTTTGTTGACAGATACTGAACTTTTCCAACTCTCATTGATTGCGGACGAAGATCAATTCCGTCAGGCTAAAGTTGATTTAATCGACAAAGCCATTCAAAGCTGGATTGATACTGGTGACCTTAAAACGTTACCTGACTCTCTAAAGCAGAAAGAGTAACATTTGTTGACAGAGCTTCGGCTCTGTCATCATTACGACAATTCATTGAATTGTGGGAATCGAGAAGAGATGAAATTGCAAAAATTGTACCAACTTTGTCCAAAGTTGATGAGAATAACGCTTTTCAGAGATTTTCGAAATATAAAAACTCAATTCTTGAACATGTTGTTCCAAACAAAATCCTTGTTACTCTAGATGAGAAAAAGAAGCAAATTATTTTCGACAAACACAGAGCACCAGGTAAGAGACAGAAATTAACGAAGACTACCCAATGGTCACATGCAACATATATTGAAAAGACGGTTGATGATAAAAGAATTGTTGCTAAACCATTTGATGCAGACTACGGACGTACAACATATGGTATGAGAAGAGTTAATCCTGATTTTGATAAACAGTTGAACGTTAGAACAACTGAAAGTGCATCTTATGTAGGAGCATTACCACTAAAGATTGGTCATGGGCCACAGAGAATTAGATATTCTGATCTCGAATGGCTAGAGTTTATTAGTAAGTCAGAACAAGGTGAATTAATTAACTCAATTGGTTATGAAAAAGGTGAATATGTTTATGTACATGGATGTTACGAAAGTCAAAACAGAGAAATGAACATGCATTTTAAGCATCTTGAACCAAAGATTACTTATGAAGATTTAATTACTGTTGTTGGATTATGTTTCGATAAGATTAAATTACCTTCACTCACACCACCTAAGAGTACTGCCATTGATATAGTAAATGTTAGACCTGAAGCCAATTCAGGTTTCTATACAAGTTTATATATTGGAAGAAACCATAAAGAAGCTGACTGGTTTATTAGACCACTAGCGAAAGCACTTTTTAAATTTACTAAAGGAAATGAATTGTACGACACATCTATGTGGTCTTTAGGTGCAAGAGAGAAAAAACACGAATTGGAACATGGTGGTGAGCTAACTTCACGTATTATTATGATGCCTGAAGGAATCCAAAAAGTATTTAAATTAACATATGCTCAGAAGTTCTACAATGCACTTGGTTACATCAAAAATGTTCTTGAGGAGAATACAGAAATTGGGCTTTGTATGGAAGAGCTTTATGGTAAACATCCTTCGTGGTCAAAACCATTTAGAGATCCTTTCAGAGTTACAATTGAGTGTGATTTCTCAAAGTTCGATACTCATCAAACGGAAAAATTTCTTGTTGCAAGTTTTGGTTTACTTTATGCTTGTTTCATTTCTGGTTGTAATACAGATCATAAGAAAGAACAGCAGGTTAGAAATCATTTTCTATATTTTGCCTCAGGTACAATTTTTAAGAACATTGCACTCTTCGGAGGGCTATTATATCGTTTATTTAAATCATTACCATCTGGTGACCCGTTTACATCAGCACTTAATACATTGAATTGTTGGCTTATTTGGAATTATTCATTGTATAAGACTTTTGGGGCTGAAGTAGTATTAAATACGCATGTTCAATGCTATGGCGATGATTTCATTGGGTCACTACCCAGAGATTTTGTTTTAACTGATGAACACGTTAAGACATTGGAATATTATCTAAGTGATGTATGTTGCCAAAAGACGAAAGGATTAAGTATCAAATATCATTATTCTAATGACGACGCTCATAAACCATCATTCCTTAAGAATGTTTGTACTGAATATGGGCTCCCATACAGAAGAGTAAAAGACGTTGTTTATTCACTATGTGTTTCACACAAAAGTGAAGGTTATAGAGAAAAGATCGAACGAATCTATTCATTGATTTGGAAGACTTGTATGGATGATCGCTCATTGAAGTTAGTTAAGGATTACTATACGTTCATTTATGACAAGTTTGAGCGTGAATATGAAAATGCGCAATTTGCTTTCACACCATTTGATGATGTCGTTGTTGATGCTATTAAAAAAACAATTCTCCGAGAATATCACATTGAGGACAAACGTCTTAAACAGGGATATAGAATTGGGATTCCGAAAGGACCTATTTCATATGACTTTAATAATTTTAGTTATATGACATATGGGTTAGGTTTAGCTCAGCTACATGATAAGGAATACGAGTACGCAACCACTTACAACCATATCTCCGATAGAGTTAAATGTGTG